TCGTCTTGATCCGGGTAATCCGCCATCACCGCTCTCCCGTGAAGGTCGGCTCCCCGGCTTCAGAGGTCACGATGTGAATGCCGGGGACCTTGTGAACGGGATGCGAGCCGAAGGCTCTAAGTGTTCTGCCGCCGCGTGCCATTTCAGGTGGCGGAGCGGCCTGCTTTTTTTCTTTTGACTTGATGCGATAGAGATCACCGCTCTTGAGCAGGCCGACGGTTCTCTGCGCAGCATCGTCGTAATCGGCAGGCTTTGCCTTCTCAGAAGCAACACCATACTTCCCAAACAATTCTTTCTCGTGAAACCAGAGCGCCGCTTGAATGTCGGCAACACTGATGTCCAATCCGTATTTCTTCTTTAGAAGCCTCTGCGCTTCTTCGACAGTATCCTGTTGGAAAGCACGCTCGGTGTCTCCGCGAGGGGCAGCTTGGGGAAGCTCGCGATTTTCAATCCAATTCTTTGCGCGACGCTTTACATCGGACTTTTCTTTGTATTGGCCCTTGCGATAGCTCTCTTCGGCACCCTGCGCAAACTGCAACATCTTATCCGGATCGTTTATGAGATCATGAAACTCATCATGAGACATGCCTTTGAGATCATTTCCATAATCCCAAGGCTGCGGCTCACCATTGCGCTTAACGGTCTCACCTTCGCTTGTCTTGTAAGGATTTTGCTGTTCGTGAGGCAGACCGTTGTGATGATAGAACTCCGCCTTCATCGCATCGCGAAGATCCCCATACTGTTTGCTCTCGGCCATCGGCGTATGAATAAAATTGTGACCCAGAAGCCTGTTCCACGTTCTGCTGAACCATAGGTCAGCGGTCAGTGTCGAATAGTCGCCGTGCAAATTATTGATGAAGGATCCAATCTTGGGACCAAAGACCATCCAGCCGGTGACGGTTTGATCCTTGCCTCCCTGCATCGAAAGAGGCTTTCCGTCTGGCCCGTGTAGATCTTCATTAATGCGAAGAATCTTGTTCCACTCACTGACGGTCTTCTTTTGATTGAACAAGTCACGCATCTTATCGTAACCATTCGTATCAACAAGATGGCGGAATTTTTCGATGTTGTTTTCGATAGCAACAGTCTTGTCGCCGAAAGACCCCTTCAGCGTAGACAACGCATCAGGCAGACTTTTACCCTGCCGCACTTGGTCATAAACGCGGGCAGCGTGAATGCTGTTGTTGTAAACGTCGTTGCCTTGAGATGTGATGCCGAGAATTGCGTGAAAAAGCATCTCAGCATTCTTGTCGGTCGCCAATTCGGGAAAGACTTCCGCGTAACGACCCATAGCCTTCTTCAAAGCGGCGTCGTACCAGCCGATCGCAGACTTGTCTGAATTAGAAACGTGGAAATCGACTTCCCGCGCAATGTCTGCGGCAATGCGCTGCTTGGCAGTGTCGCTCCGGTCATTGGGATCAATTTGACCCTTGCTTGCAGCCCTGTTCTGCAAGGCCTGCAAGACGTCGCTGACATTCGATTGACCACGATTGCCGGTGGGAACAACGTCGAGTTCTTCCTGCCCGTTCATCAGTGGAACTGTAGTGCGGTCGTCGGTCTTTCTGCCGCTCGGGTACATTGCCTCGCGGACGTAAGTCGTTTCTTCTGGCGTCAAACCGTAGGTTTGCGCGAGCCTTTCCGGGGAGAGCCGGTAGCCTTCTGCGGCGATCGCTTTGCCGTATGGCGCAAGAATGTGATCGACGAGCCCTCGGAATAGATCGGGTGATCTTTCGGTGCTGCCCGGAAGCCCTTGGCCGCCGCTCGCGCCTCCGAAGATGCCATTGAAATAGTCTTTCGCATTGATCAGATCCCCTTCAGTGCGCGCGTGATATCTTTCGTTCAGTTTATTTTGGTCGGAGATGCGGGCAACCTTGGACAGAAACTCATCATAAGCCTCGTCCGGCCCGAAGTGAAGGAATTTTGCAGCCTTACCGTCCCCGGTGATCGTAAAGTCGAGACCCTCTTTCTTGGCGCTCTGGTGAATGCCGTCGATCTGGGCCTGAGAGAGCTTTTTGCCGGTGCCTGCCAGAAGAGCCGGTATGCCTTCCTCGGCGTTCGGATTGTGCTTCACATGCACAGTGGCGTCCTGTTGGAAACCAAAGCCAAGCATATGAGACAGCTTATGAGCCTGTTCCGGCGTCATGTCGGGATGCTGCAAGATGAAGGACGGCTCCATCTCGCCCATCCATGTCCCGACCGTAGGCATCACCTTGACGCCGCGCAGCCCCGTATGCTGCTCAACAAAATTTTGGAACTTCTTGTTCTGGAAGATCTTTGCGGTGGCCTGCGTCAGCTTATCCATACGCGGCTCATATAGAGCGGGATGCTGAACGGGGGGCGGCAGCTTGGCACCGAGCAGGTTAGGCGTGGCAGGTGACCACGGAGCTTCGGCGCTCTCGTCAACAGGCGCGGTCGGATCAAATTGGAAACCGGGTTCAGGGTTAATGGTCGGTCCGGACCCCTTGCCGGGACGGGGCGAAACGATAACCCCCGGCTGGTTTTCTTTCTGGAATGTCGGAGCCAATGTCGGAGACTGAGCCGGATCCGGCATTCCGCCCGCAGCCATATGCTGCTGATGCATCCCATAGACTTGGCCGGCAAGCTTTCGCCATTCGGACATCGCGTCATACAAAGGCGCAGAACCACCGGCAGCCTTGCGTTTGCGCGAGGTCTTCAGAACTTCTTTCGCAAGTTTGACGGTGTAGCTCATTCTCAGCGCCCGTGAACAAGAAGGTGATGGATGATCTCGAGAGCCTTGTGAACGGGATCGGGTTTGGCGGCACTTTTAGCCTTGATCGATCCGCCGTCTGCCTCTTGCTGACGCTCGGGCATATTCGCCTGCATCAACGCACTGGCGCGAACAAAGTCCGCTGCACTGCCAGTATCGTTGTATCGAGTCCAAGCATCTCGCACTGCATTTGTGCGCGCGGCCATTGCCGCTTCGGCTGACGGCGGCTGTGGCGCAAGGCTATCTGGGCGTTGAGGCGGGACAGGGACGCCTGCGCTTTGCCTCGCAACCTGAACGGCACGCTGTACTGCGGAAGGCATTGGCGGCCCGCTGTAAACGGGCGCAGCCTGATTAAATTCGTCGTACATTCCGCCAACAGCCGAAGGGGCCATCTGCGTAGGTGCAGCGGCTGCCGGAGAGGTGGCGGCTGGGGCTCGATTAAGCTGCTCAAATAATGCAGCGGGGGTGCTGGCGGGCGTGCCGTCTGGTCCACGATCAAGCTGCGCAAACAAAGCCGCTGTGCTTGGATCAGAACCGCCGCCCGGTCGCAAAGCGGTTACGGGGGCGGAACTAGACATTGGGTAAATAGTTCCAAAAGCACCAGTGCCTGCAATACCCCTGCCGATTGGTGCCAAAGGTATTTTTTCTGCTGCAGAACGAACAGGAAAAGTGCCGCCCGGCCCTCTAGGAAGGGCGGGCCAGCGGGTTTCAAGACGAGTTGCCATCTCAACTGCCCGCTGGGCTGTGGGGGAAGCCGCAACTTTTTGTAAAAGAGACATCAGGTAGGGGGTCATAACTTTTACCCTTTACTGTGCAGGTGGCATCAAGCCCGTCTGCATTGCTTCCTCTTCCCGGCCAATGTCCTGCATCGCAGGCGCAATGAGCGGATTGACGACTTCGGCGCTGTAAGGATGCACAGCGAGATTTTGTGCGAGATCGATGAGCTGGATGCGCTCGCGCGAAGCGCGATCAGCAGCTTTGCTCTGTAGCTCGCGCTGCGCCATCGCCAGCTCGTTTTCAGCCTTCATCATGTCGGTTTGCGCACGCATCAGATCCGACTGCGCCTTCGCCTGCGAAGCCTGATGCTTGCTCTGGGCGTCCATCATCGACGCATTGGCCTTGAGCATGTCGGCCTGTGTTTTCGCCTGCTTCTCCAAGAGCTCCGGAGGCGGCGCGCCCATTGCCGTCGGCGGCACCATGAACTGCTGCGGGTTGCTCCAGCCCATTGCCTGAAGAGCCGCAGTGTCGATGGCGATCGGGTCGTAGAGCGAGGGGTTGCCCTGCTGAAGTTGCTTCAAGCCCATGATTTTCATCATGCGCTGCGTCTGGCTTGCCGTGTTCGGGTCTGCCTGCGGCACAAGGTCGCAGTCCTTCAGCGCCTTCAGGAACGTCTGCTGGTCCCACTCGCGCGCGGGGCAACGATTGCGCTGCCAGAATGATTCGGGGTGCTCCTCGAAGCACTCCACAAGGAGCCGGAACTCCTCCGCCTGCGCGGCGTGCATGCGCTTATGAACACTGTTCAGGATCTTGGTCGCCTGATCAATGAGCGCCAGCGTCGTGCCCACGGGCGCATCGGCGCGCCCCTCGCCAACGGCCAGCTCAGACGTGCCGCCCACGCGCTGGCCGGTCTCAGCCATGTTCTGCACGAGGTTCATCATGGCCGGGCCCGGCTCCTTGTAGGGGAGGGGCATGATGGCTTGATTGATCGGGAGGCCGCCGGTCTTCACAGGCGCGCCGCCGCCCGGCGGAACGCGGAAGATGTTCGTGTTCTGGCGCAGGCCGCTGTCGGCGATCAGGAAGCCGGGGAAGTTGGCGAACATGCCGGCGTCGAGCATCTCGCGCCACGCGGCGGTGATGGCGTTGGTCGTGTTGCCGAGAATGTGGAGGAGGCCGATGTCGTAGAAGCCAAGGCCGGGCACGAAGGTGTATTTGACGAAAGTCTTACGCGCCTCCGGGAGGGGCGAAGCGCAGTCTTCGGTCGGCTCGTCGTAGTTGCGGGTGATGCTCAGGATCTCGCGCGTCGAGACGTCAATCGTCACCCGATACGGGATCTCGAGTCCTGTCTCTTTGCCCTTGAACCTGTGTTCGAAGCCGCGGATGTCCAGCTCGCAGTAGCACTCGTAGATCTCGCGATCACGGTCGTCCGGCCTGAAAGACCCCTGCGAGATGCCCTGCTGATCGTTCTTCGCGCGCCGGGCTGCGTCTTCCTGCGGCTCCTTCGGGGTGCTCAGGTCGATGTCGCGATAGACGCCAAGGATCTGCAGGCGCTTGACCGTCGAGGGCTTCATGTAGACGCGGTGCGTGACGCGCTTGGCGTTGTCCAGATCGGTCGCGGCGTTGTTCACAATGAGGTCGTCGGCGTCTACCGTCTCGCTCACCGGGCGATTGCGCAGGGGGCAGAAGTAGACCTTCTTGAAGGCGGTGCCGCCGAATCCGAGCATGAACAGCATGCGATCGGTGTCGGGGTAGTACTCGCTCGCCGTCGTCGTGAGATAGTGGTTCAGGTCGCGCTGGAGGGCATTCGCAAGCTGGTCCTGCGGCAGATCGGCGTTGTTATTATCGTTGCGGATCTTCACCGGCCCATCGGTCGGCAGCAATTCGCTGCGGGCGTTGGCCTGAAAGCGCAGCACGGCCTCGAGAAGCAGCGGGTGGCGCACGCGGCTCATACCCTCGACCGGCGCGCCGTCGGGCGTGCCGCCAAGACCGGGGATCTCGATCTTCAGGCCCAGAAGCTTGATGCCCTGCGCGCGATCATCGACCCACTCCGTGCGCGACGTGATGTCCTCATCGATGCCGAGAAGCAGGTCTTCCGCAATGCGGGAGAGCTCACCCTGATCGATGTCGTCAACAAGGTTGTCGTACCATCCGGCTGGCCCAGCCTGCTCGCTGTCAGTGAGCGGCTTGCCGTCGATGGACACGGAGACCGAGCCATCCTCGTGCTCGATGCGGATGACCTCCCCATTGTCGTTGGCCTCCTGCCTCTCCTCATCGGGGAGAAGCTGGACGACTGGCAAGGCGTCCAGCTCGTCTTGCGGGAGCTGGCGGAGGTTCATCGGCGCGAGGCCGGGCGCGACAGCCATAGTCAGCCTTTCTCGGCGATCAAAGATTCAACCTCTTCGACGAACCGCCGAAGGCCTTCCTGCGCGGCCAGTGTATCAGAGGCCGCCTGAATTGTGTAGCGGCGCACGTAGTCGTGGGGCTCCTTGCCCCAGACCTCAACCTGAAACCGCCCCAAGCGGGTCGGCGTCGGCTCCAGATCCACGTCGACCGTGGCGTTCGCGAGAATGCGGGTCATATTTTCCTCAAGCTGAATACAGCGGCTCCAGCGGCTTGCCGCGATGCTGACGCCCGGCGTCAATATCGGCGATGCGCTCGGGCTGGCGCACCAGTATACCCGTCTCGCGCAGATATTTCAGCGCCATGCTCGTCGTGTCCACCAAGTCGTCGTGCTTGCCCTTCGGGAAGACCTCGCACTGGCTGATCACCTGATCGGCCCATTTGAGGTCGGGCGCATAGATGATGCCCTCGCTGAACAGATGCTGGACGGCATACAGGCGCGCCAGCTTGTCGATCGCGCCGGGATTGACGAGCTGGACGCCCCAGTCCTCGTGCCCATACAGCCGCCGCAGCTCCTGCCCGACGCTGATGCCCGCGGCCTTGTTCTCGATCAGCAGGTGATCGACCTTCATGCGCCGGCAGGTCTTGGCCACCCGCTCGATCAGATCCGGAAGCTCAAGTCGCTCGGCCCACGAATACATCAGCATGATGCGCGGCGTGCTCTCCGGGTTGTCCGGCAGCAGGTTGGCGATGCGCGACATCCTGTCGAAGCGCTCCGCCTCGCGCTCGTTGTTTTTCAGCTTGCTGCCGCGGCCAACGAAGTTGTTTGCCATCATCGGCGTCACGTCGCCGGAGAAGACGCCCCAGACCGTCATGGCTGACGGATCGTTCTCTTGCTTCGTCGTGTAGGCAGTGTCGAGGCTGGCAACGACGAAGTCGAACGGCGGGAAGGCGTCGGCGTCCCACAACTGCCACCAGTCGCGCTTGATGACGCCGCCGCCCCTCGGGCTCGGCTCCTGCTGGAACTGGCCTGCGGTGGCGTATGGACCCATCGCGCGCTCGTCGCGATCGACGATGTGCGCCGGGAAGCGCTGCGGAAAGAGAAGCTCGCCCTCCTCGCTGCGCGGGTCATCCAGCCCCAGCTTCGTGGGCGCGGCGCGCAGGGGGTCGTAGCGCATCGGCAGCATGATGTGGTCGTAGCCGAGATCCTTCTCGATGATGACGCCGGAGACGTCCTCCTGATGCAGGCGCTGCATGATGACGACGATCGACGACTTGATCGGATTGTTGAGGCGGGTCGGGATGGCCTCGAGGAAGGTCGTCACCTCGGATTCGCGCATCGCTTCAGAGGCGGCGCTGTCCACGCTGTGCGGATCGTCGATGATCACCCGATCGCCGCGAATACCTGTCAGGCTGTTGATCGCGGTCGCGATGCGGAACCCCTTCGCGGTGTTCTGGAAGTTCAACTTCTCGTTCTGGTCAGACGCGAGGCTGACAA